CCGGCATCTTGGATTCTTTTTACATAGTAGTAATTAAAAAACTTACCTGCTTCAGACGTCCCTGGAGTTAAATATAAAGTAACAGTTATTTTATCAATAAATCTTTGAACAAAATATTGAGTAGGTTGACCTGTAGAAGTTTTATTTGATAAAGCTTGATAAGTAGATCTACTTATTTTTGTAAGAGGTGTATCAATATTATCTGAATTTCTAAAACTTGCTTCTAAAATATCATCAACACCATAAACTGCTGTAGCACTGGAAGTTCCATCTCCTGTAGATCTAAACATAGTATAAACAGATTGATTATTAACTAATGTAATTGAGTTGTTTGCAATTTCCCAATAATGCAAACCTCTATTAGACCATTCTTGAAACATTATATTTAAAGAACGTCTTGCGCCTTTTAATTGATATCCTGAAACACCTTGTATTCCAATTCTTTCATAAGATTCTTCTACTATATCTGAAATAGAAAAACCTTTTTCAAAAATTGTAGTTCCAGAGGTAGTGTTAGCCATTTAGCCTCCTAGCCAGTATATCCGATAGTAACAGATCCTGTTCCAGTTACATCTGCATAGATAGTATTTTGAAATCTAATACCATTTCCAGGCATATACATATCTAATCCTTCACTTCCAAAAGTAGATTCAAATACAATTGCTCCAGATGCAGTTGCTGCATCATAAAGTTTTATATTAGTAACTCCTGTAGCTTGAATGTATGTAACTCTAGATGGTCCAATATTAGTTGATCCACCTGAAGCAGTTTTTACCTGTCCGTCAGCTGTAAGTGTTGTAAATTTTTGGTCTGATGACATATTGTTTTCTCCTATTAAATTTATGTGGACCCGAAGGTCCACACTAAATTAATTATTACGCTATTGTTGCACCTTGAACTGAAGTAGCAATCCAACCAATAGTACTATTCCAAACTAAAGTAGCCGATTCAGCTACTGCATCGAACGTAATTGTAGTTCCGTTTGCAAAAGTTACTGGAGTTAAAGTTCCATCTCCACCATCAACAATCATGTTAATGATTTTAACTTGTCCTGAAGTTGTACCATCAGCTAAAGTTAATGCATTAGCTCCAGTAGTAGTTAGCTCAGTTACCAAGTTAGTTAAATCAACTGCACCTGCTCCTGATAAAGATTGAACACCACCTCTAATAGCTTTTCCATAAGCTGCATTAGATGTGATTGCACCTGTATCTGCGTTTTTTGTTATAGATTCAAAACCGTTTTCTGATCGAACCGGTCCTGTAAATGTAGTATTTGCCATAATTATATCCTCCTAGTTTACGAACATAGTCTCTAGGCCGTCGACTATACGCGTCTATGTTCTGATTTAATTGTATAGTTATTATTTTATATACTAGTTTTGAGTAGAGTGCAAGAAGTCCTACAGTGCGGAGTGGAATTTTTCCAACGATGTAGCTTTTGTTTAAGTAGCTACTGAAACTTCAGGAGCAGAACTTTCAACAGTGTTCTGTAAGTGAGCGATTCTAGCTTCTTCTAGCTTGATGTCTGTGATGATCTGTTTGACTTTATCGTCAATTCTAACCATCTCAAGAGTATATCTATCGTTAGACAGATGCTCCTGTTCCCACTTCAACTCCAAGGACCTTTTTTGTTTGTATAGGTCTTGTATCATCTATAACCTCCTCATAGGTTATTCTGTATTTATCGGAAGCAAATACTTTAGCTCCGATATGTTCCCATTTTATAACATTTTCTCCTAGTTTGTCAACTATGGCTTGTTCAAGGGAAACTGCATTATCTTCTGATAACACTTCAAATCTTGCGTAATGATCGTAGGCATTTATTGTGACTGTAAATTTTTTCATGAAATTCCTTTCTACTTTCATAATGAGGCGGAACTGTGTCCGCCTCAAAATTTCTAATTATTATGCACCTGGTGATGCAAAAATACCTCTATAGTCAGATACACCAAATGAGTATCTTTCTCTAGCTTTGTATCTTACGTTACCAGTGTCAAAGTCACCTTCCATTGCAGTTTTGATAGCTGCTCTGTCAAAGTACTTCATACCATTAGGCACGTCTGTGATAATGTAGAAAGCATCTGGGTCAGTTAGGAAGTTGTTCACTCTATAACCTTGAGGAACCATTCCCATTGACGCAATTGCGTTAATGTCATTATCAGCAGTACCAACTCTACCTTGAGTCTTCATAAGTCTCTCAGCAGTGAACTGAAGTTCAGAAGGGATAATCATTTTAACACCTCTTGCAGCAATTTTTAGACCTCTTTCGTCTGTCATTGCAGCAATGTCAATTAATGATTGCTCTAGTGAAGTTTCGTTCAAGTCGGAAGCCGTTGCTAATGTGTTTGATACAGTTCCACTTACAGTTGGGTGGTTAGTTGCAAATAATGCAGAACCATCACCTGAAGTGAATGTACCGAAACCATTAATTAATGGGTTTACCGCTTTAACTTGTTTAGTATTCGCCATAGATCTAGCTAATGCTTTTGTATATCTACTAGCAAGTCTGTCATACAAGTTATCCTCAATAGCTTCTTCAGTAATTGCAAAAGCAAGAGCCACAGTTTCATGTGTGTATCTTGCAGTGAAAGTTTCTTGAGCATTGTCAAAAACAACTCCACTTCCTTCTGCTTTAGTCTGAGCTTGAGCAAAACCTGATAACATAACTTCTTCTTCAAACGCTCTGTCTGAAGATTCAGTAGTATAGATTTCAGCATGCTGATTCTCGTAACGTTTATATTCAAGTCCAAATAGTGCATTTAGACCTGGTTCTAGTTCTTTAACTAGTTGTCCTCTACTTATGGCCATTATACTCCTACCGTTCCTTTCAAGAAGTGCTCGTTAATCATAACTACCAAATTAACATCAGCAGAACCTGCTGTGTTATTACTTGGATCATTAGATATTGCAAGTACTCTTAGTTGTGCTGTTGCAGTTTTTAGATCAGAGTGATCTAATTCTACTTTTGATACGTAATCTGGTGAACTACCAGCTGCGTATACAATGTCAGCATTCATTCCGACGTCTGCTGCTGCAGTTGCGCCGTCTGATTGTATTTCAAACCTTTCGTAAGGGTCGTCAGAAACGAATCCTACGATATCTGTTGCAGTATTACTTGCATTCAGATGGTTTGCCCATGTTGGTTTGCTTGTAGAAGCATCAGTATAGAAAACACCATTAATTGATCCTAATAATGTATCTGTAGCTGCTGCAACTGTAATTGTACCAGTGGCTGCCATTTCGACAGGGTCCCATTGATAAATAGCAGATGCGTTTGCTGCAATACTATACTCGGATAAACCTTGGTTGTCTCTATTCTGGCCAACTTTTCCTATTGCTTTCAAACCGAAAGCTGCGTCTTGGTTTGCCATTATATTTTCTCCTTTTGTGAGCTACCCTTTCGGGCCTCCACTCACGGGTTTATTTTATTCGTTGGGTAGGAATCGTTAAAAAATTAACTTTTCTTTGAACCACCGAAGGTTACACGTGTCTGTCGATCAATATTGATCGGCATACTTGGGTGCTGTTCCTTCATAAGATCGTTGTCTACTGCTTCAACGTTGTCCTGACCTTGTTTAACATAATAGTCAGTTCGTTGTTCTGCAATCTCTTCCGGTACCCTAGCCAGCACTAGGCCTCCTACTCCGATTACCCCTTTGTATTTACCATCATCCACAATTGGAAAGTCTGAGTCTGGATATTCATCAGCTCTTACAAGCTCGTATCCGGATCTAATTCTTCCAGCGACGTTTTTAGTGTCTTGGAATCCCATAGATTCTACTCTGATCCATCTGTGTTTAAAACCTGTTGGTGCAGGGGGTGCATCTAAAGATGAAGGTGGAGTCCAAACTTTTTTCTTAGCTTCTTTTTCTCTTGTTTGACTCGCACGGGATGCTCTTTTTTCATTATTATTTTGCATATGCTTATGCCTCCTTCGTGATTTTTAATTGTTTCGCATATTCTTCTAGTGGCACACCTAATTTTTTAGCGATTGCTACCTGTGATGATGTGAGTCTCACAGTCTTGCGACCAGTATTTGTACTTCGCTTCGCACTAGCTACTGTTTGTACGGGTTTGGTCGTTTCCCCTTTATCTGATGTATTTGTATCAAATTTATGGGGGAATTCAAGTCTTATTCTTTTATCTATTTCAGAATAATACTCATCAGATTGAGGATCGTAACCCTCTTGCTCTGTAAGTTTTTTATGTAGATCAAAAGCAGTATAAGTCATAGCATTATCTTGACCAAACCAAGCATTTCTAGATGCCCATGTTTCAGCCTTAGGATCTGGTGTTCCTTGTGCTGCTTGTTGTCTATTTAAGTTTATATTTGGAGTTTTAACTTCCTCAGCTTTTCTAGCTTTATACTGTTCTTGAGCAACTATAGTTTCTTTAAGTTTAGCATTTTTATAACTTAACTCAGAAATTGCAGTTTGAGCTTCTACTTCAGCATTAATATCTCCTGCTTCTCTAGCAGCAGCAAGTTTTGCTTTAGCAGCTTGAAGACCATTTACAACACTCTCTTCAGCATTTTTAAAAAACTCAGGTTCAAACTTTGAGATTTTTGCTTCGGCTGCTTCTTTTGCTTTTATTTGTGATTGAGCATAAGTTAACGCTTCATCTTTTTGTCTCTCAGCTTCTCTCCATTTATGAGTTAGTTTAGCTATTCTTCTTTGTACTCCATCAGAGTATTTTTCTAATTCTTCTTCTTTATCATCCTTTACAGGATCTTCTTTCTTTTCTTCTTTTTCTTCTAATTTAACTTCACGTTCATTTTCGTAAGTTTTATCTTCACCTTCTTTTTCTTCTACAACAGGTCTTACTGTTGGTTCTTCTTTTACTTCTGGTTGTTCAATTTCTGCTGAATTATTTTCTTCAGGAATATCAACATCCATTTCTGGACCAGATGTATCTATATCTACTTTATTATCTATTGGCATAGTTTATCTCCTTCTATGATTAATATTGATGAAGTATATCTTCAGGGTTTTCAATGGTTGCTAAAACTTCATCGTCATTTAGCATTCTTATTTCCCCACCATCTATATTCATTCTTGAACCGGCATATCTTGCAAAGATAACCCAATCACCTTTTTTACACCAAGGTCCTTCAGGAAATTTATCTTTGTCATAACAATGTGGACCCATAGCAAGAACTAAACCGCAAGTAGATC